CACACAAAAAAGGACGGGCATAGATTACACCCGTCCCCTTCAATTTGTAAACCCGTTGTGTAACGTATGGGATTACGCAAGCTTGGCCATAATATCTTCAACGGACATATTGGAAAGCTTTTCGAACAATACAGACCGTTTCAAGAATGCAGCCTTGTCGCCCTTTGTTTCTTCTGCTTTTTCCAGCCTCTTGCTTGTTTGATCCAGAATGGTCTGGAATTGTAAACACTTGTCTACGTCAATTGTGCCGGGCGTTACTTCAACGGTATACTCCCAAAACGGAACCTTTTCAGCCTCGTCGATAAGGAATATCCGTCGATTGTCCTTATTCTTAGGGAGTTTGAACGTCTTTTCCTTTTCGTTCCAATTGTATGGCGTATGGTCACTAAACCACTTGATAAACGCCTTTGTCCGTCCCGATTTGGGCATTGCATCCACCAGTCTATTCGCAGCGGAATAGTCGTGATGCTTTGCCGCATGACGCATAATTGCTACACCTGTCTCGTGTATGTCCTTATCTAGATTTTTTCCACGTGTCTTGATTGACTTGATTTTCGAGTTGATGGTTTTAATGTCCATAATATTCTCCCATAGGTTAAGTTTAACGCGGTACAGTATACGCACGACGCCTTGCCATGCGTATACCATACCGCGCCAAGCTTTACGCTTAGCGCGATACAGTAAAAGAGGAAATGCTACTTGCGCGGCATTGTGTACGCGCTGGCGGATTTACAGTGTCTCGCCACTCACTAGGGATTGAGGGTATTTATTCCTCTCCCCGCGCATTTCGCGCATACCGCCTGTCACGTTACGGATTTCTGCTAGCCTCACCCCGTCGCGTATCTGGCCCATTGCTTCCCGCGCATTACCTAAGCTTTGCGCGGTACACGTTGAACGGTCCGCCGATTTGGTAGCATATTACGCGATTGTTACCTAAGCCATGGGAACTAACCCCATCCAACCGCGACCGAACCATGCTAAGCGTTTCCGCCTAATCCTTTACCGCTGACGCCCCGCAGGGGCTTGCGTCGTTTCGATGATTGGAAGATATGCCATCTACCGGAGGAAAGCAATAGTTTTTTTAACATTTTTGAGTTATATTGTTTCTTTGTTTAGGGTATTTGGGTAATAATATTACTCATAATACTGCGTAATATTGTTTCATCTTTTTGTAATATTATTACTCATCATCGCCCCTATCATATCGGGGAAGATTCGTCAATGAAAAAATCGGTAAATGGCGGAAATACTTGGGATGTGTTGCAATAATGCCACAAGATATTCTTCTTAAGAATGAGAATGACTTGCAACTAGGGGCGGGGGTAGTCTGGAATGTAACTAAGAATCATTCGCAACTAGACCTTTCGCTAGTTTAGAATGCAATTAAGAACCATTCTCAATTAGACCTGCCGAAACTTTGGAATGCAATTAAGAACCATTCGCAATTCTACTTGAGAATTAGAATCATTCCAAAGAATCTCGCTAGATGCGAATCATTCTCATGTGCACCCCACCGGAAAAACTACGCCGCTACGCATTGCATATGAGACACACCTGCCATATACAGACCAAAAATAAAAAGGCTTGCTCATAAAATACAATAGTGTGACAAATATGCAACAGTCTACACATAAAAACACCCCCTAAGTTTATTATGACTAGGGGGTGGGGGGTATAAAATATAAAAAATAACTAGGCTTGCTAATCAAACAGCTTCGCTACTGCCTCGCTACTACTTAGACTATCTATATACTACTATATACTTACTTAGTATTACTTTATATATCTTTATTATATTCTATATATAACTATATATAAGCTTCTTCGTAATCTTAGGATAAGGGTATCATGTTTTTCTTGTCTTCACAATAGGGGTGTGCTATATTAAAAGCAAATAATTAAACAGTGTGACATTATGGCAACAGTATTACAACAGGAAGAACAAAGAGAAATAAACTTCAATGTTCTTTTGTCTATAAGAAATAATCTCAAAGAATTAGAATACAGAGAAGCTAATGGGGATTTCTTGTCTTTCATCAAGAAGTTTGCTCCTCTTCTTGTCTCCGACTTTAAGATGGGTAAACACATTGAAGTATTAGCAGATAAACTACAACAAGTAGAAGACGGTAACATCAAAAGGCTTATGGTCTTTCTACCACCTCGTTCATCTAAGTCTGTTGTCTGTTCCAAGCTATTTCCTGCATGGTATATAGGTAAACATTCTAATCACGAGATAATGTCTATCAGTCACTCCGACCAACTAGCCAGTGACTTTGGTAGGTCCGTTCGTGATCTAGTTAGTGAGGAAGACTTTCAGAAGGTATTCAATGGAGTCTTGCTACGGCAGGATGTACGTGCAGCAGGTAAGTGGAAGACAAGCGGTGGTGGTTCCTACTATGCTGCAGGTGTACGTTCACAGATTGCAGGACGTGGTGCACACATAGCTATTCTGGACGATGCTATGTCAGAAGAAGATGCTATCAGTTCAGCAGGTAGAAGATACATCAAAGAATGGTATCCTTCAGGTCTACGCACACGCCTCATGCCAGACGGTAAGATCATTATCATCAATACTCGCTACCATTACGACGACCTATGCGGCTGGCTACTCAAGCAGGAAGAGAAGATGGATTGGCATCTCAAACCTTCAGAGAAGTGGCATGTTGTGTCTATTCCAGCTTGGGTGGACGAAGAGTCGTCTGATCTGCTGGGTCTACCTGTAGGCACGTCATACTTTCCTGAGTGGAAGAGCGATGATGTACTACGTCTGGACGAAATGGAGATACGTGCTACCAATGGTTCCAAGTACTGGGACAGTCTCTATATGCAGAATCCAACACCTGATGAAGGTGGCATTGTCAAAAAAGACTGGATTGAGTGGTGGGAGTACGACGAGCCACCCTCCTGTGAGTTTATATTACAAACATATGACACAGCCTTTTCTACGAGTAACACGGCAGACTTTAGCGTGATACAGACATGGGGTATATTCCACTCTGTATATGAAGATGAAGATACCGGAACGGAGCAGGTCGTAGCCAACATGATACTACTAGGAAGTAAGAGAGGAAGATACGAGTATCCAGACCTGCGTAGGATCGCGCAGGAGCAGTTTAAAACGCATAGACCTGATGTATGCTTGGTAGAAAAAAAGGCGAGTGGGCAGTCTCTAATTCAGGATATGCGCCGCGCAGGACTGCCAGTGTTGGAGTATACCCCTGACAAAGACAAAACCTCTAGGCTTAACGCTATTACTCCTTTGTTTGAATCAGGAAGAATATTTCTACCAGCTTATAAGCAATGGGCAGATGAATTGCAGGAAGAAGTAACGACTTTCCCTTATGCACCACACGATGACCAAGTAGATGCCCTGACTATGGCTGCGCTATACTTGAAGGAGAGTTGGCGCATTGAACATACAGAAGATGCTGATTGGGAAGACGATGAAAACCCACGACGTCAGAAAAGAGTTGCATACTGGAGAGTTTAGTGATACTACTAGTGAAATGACAACAAGAAGAAGGGGTATAACAATGTCATCCGCACTACTAGAAAAAAGAAATAAGTTTTACTTTCCAGCAAAAGATAATCACTTTAATGGTGACGAATATCAAAAGCCACACAGGTTTCACAGTCTAGGCTTTGTAGATAACTATGGCACAGCTATTGATGTTGGTGCACACGTAGGTACATGGGCTGTTGATCTAGTAAATATGTTTGATATGACAATCTGCTTTGAGCCAATCAAGGAGCATAGGGATTGTCTTAATGAGAACCTTTATCAATCAGAAAATGAATATAGAATTTATGACTGTGCTTTGGGTGATAAATACGAAAAAGAAATATCACTAGGCTATGTAACAGAGGGTAATAGCGGCACAGCTTCTATCGCTGCAGAGAATACTGAGTATACTGCAGAAATGCGTACACTAGATAGCTTTGACTTTGAGAATGTAGATTATCTCAAGGTTGATGTAGAAGGCTTTGAACTACAGTTTCTCAAAGGTGCTACCGATACAATCAAACGAACAAAGCCAGTAATCAATATAGAAATTAAAAACAACTGTGAAAGCTTTGGTATATCTAGGCAGGATATAGCAGACTACATCTGTAAAGATTTAGGTATGACTTGTGTAGGTAAAACAGTTGAAGACTACATTTTTAAATATGTATGAGTTGTATAAAAATTAACTATGTGATATAGTATTGAAATTAAGTAGTGGAGAAAGATAGGGGAAGTATCTACCATTATGGCAAATCGTCTCAGACAAACAGTTCAAAGTATTGAAGGTACACCAGCAGAAGAACTTGGTTTAAAGCCGGGGGCTGTTTCTGATCCTGTTGGTGCTGCTCGTATTGCTGCTGAAATGCTTCCCGGTTCTGGTTTTGTAACTGGTGTGCAAAAAGGCGGCACTGAAGGTGGTATAGATATTTTAGCTGAGTTACTTGGAATAGCTGGCGGTATAGGTGGTGCTGTAGCTGGTCCTCCCGGTGTTGTTGGTGGATATACATTAGGTAAAGGAGGAGTAAAAGGTTTACGTTCTTTACTTAAACCAGCAAAACCTCTAGATGTAGGAGTAGATGAAAACTTAATATCAGGCGCAGCTTTAAAAAATTATAATGAAAATGATTTTAATATTCTTGATGATTTAGTTAGTCAGGGTAAAGCAACTGCTGGTACTAAAAAAGCAAATGAATTGCTTGATGCCTCCATTAAAACAGGAACAAACGTAGGTGTCAGATTAAATTTAAATTCTAAAATAGAAGATGCACCAGAAAATTTAAAACCTATGCTACAAACATTACATAAAAATTCAGCAAGTGGTAAAGCATTATCGTATAAACCATATGCAACAGTAGTAGCTACAGATAAGAAAAAAGTTAAATTCTATGTTAGCCCTAAAGGTAGAGAGGATATTGCTACAGGAAGTAAAGCAAAATATCCTGCAATGTCTGTAAATGGCGCATATGATCCAAATTTAAAAATATTACCATCTGATCCTGATGCAATAGAAATTGGTTTTAATCCTAAAGCACATCATTTATTTGTTGATTTAAATACTGGACAAGCAGTTAAAGAAGCAGATGCTGCAACTATTATAGGTGATAGAGTATATGCTAAAGGTGTGACTTATTTTAAAAAATCAGAGGCACCTAAACCAAAGGCATCAAGTCAAGTTAGATACAGAGAAAAAAAGAAAGGTGGTTCTGTAGTAGAATCAAATCCATATAATTATCAACCAAAGGCAATATAGAAAATGGCAACTGAACGTAATCCCTTTGATCCGATTCCGACAGCAGAACTATCTATTGAGATAGAATCAACTGGAACCATTGACGAAGATGGTAACGAAGCTACTATGGAACTTGATCCAGAAGACGGTGGTATTATCGTAGAGTTTAAACCACCAGAAGACGAACGATCAAGGGTACAACAAAAAGAAGAGCCAGAAGAATTTTATCGTAATCTTGCAGAAGATATGGATGAAGAAGAACTGGACGAAATTGCTTTTAAAGTTATGGAAAACTTTGAAGCAGACAAAGACTCACGTTCAGATTGGGAGTCTATGTTTGAACGTGGCTTTGATCTACTAGGTCTAAAGCTTGAAGAAGCAGCAGAACCATTTGAAGGTGCTTGTACTGCTGTACATCCTATTCTAATTGAATCAGCAGTTAAGTTTCAATCTAAAGCTACACAAGAATTATTTCCACCGGCTGGTCCTGTAAAGTCACAAATTGTTGGTGACGTTACTGAAGAAAAACAGGATCAGGCTAACCGTGTTAAAGCATTTATGAACTATCAGGTCACTGACCAGATTACAGAATACTTTGACGAATTTGAACGTATGCTTTTCCATCTACCACTTATTGGATCAGCCTTTAAAAAGACATACTTTGATCAGGGACTAAATCGCCCTGTATCTGAATTTGTACCTATCGACCAATTTTATATTTCATATTATGCAACGGACCTGCGACGGGCAGACCGTTACACTCACGTGATTTATCGTAGTCCAGTTGAAATGCAACGCGACATAGCCGCAGGTATGTATGCCGACGTTGACCTGCCTGAAGCTTCTATGCCAGAACAAACAGCAATGGCACAGAAGATGGATACGATCTTGGGTCTTTCCCCTTCTTCACAGCATGACCCACAATATGTTCTACTTGAACAGCACTGCTATCTTGATTTGCCGAAGCAGTTTCACGGTGAGGATGACGGTCTGTCCCTTCCTTATATTGTTACTATTGAAGAAAAGTCACGGAAGGTTCTATCCATCCGTCGTAACTATGATATTAAAGATAAGCGTAGAGAAAAGAAAATCTTCTTTACTCACTATCGTTTTGTACCCGGCTTTGGCTTCTATGGCCTTGGCCTGATCCACTTCCTTGGCAACCTGACAATGACAGCTACTGCAGCTATGCGTGGTTTGGTCGATGCTGGCCAGTTTGCCAATCTACCCGGCGGCTTCAAAGCTAAAGGGTTGCGGATGGTTGGAGACAATGATCCTATTGCCCCCGGTGAATGGAAAGAGGTTGAAGCGGTTGGTAATGATCTATCTAAGATGATCATTCCTCTACCGTACAAAGAACCTTCGCAGACTCTATTCCAAATGTTAGGCTTTGTCTCCAACGCCGCACA